AAAAACAATTATTAAATGCTAATGAAATCAGAGCAATTCATGGAGCAAAAGAAAAAGCTCCGAAATTCGAAACTTTATTAAGGTGGATTGTCTTTTGGTTTATTTCGGGAATTAGTGTCGACTTCATCGTATGAAAGTGAAATAACTACCCTACGTAAACACCACCTTTCTTGTTTTAATAAAACCGAGTTTTCGTTGCGCTTTACCCAAACTAATTATAGAACCATTTGAAGCGCTGAAATATGCTTTTTCTGAGAGTTTAGTTTAGTAATAATCTGGAAAGTTGAAAAGAAAACAATAGCAAACACCTATTGTAATTGGACGGAACTAAGCCAATAAAGTTCTTCTTCTTCTTCTTCTTCTTCTTCGCAACCCAATTAAAAATGGTGCTATCTAAAAGTACCGGTTTTTCAGTATAAAAATAATGCACTGCAGATACTATTCTTACTGAACTTTAAGAAAAGAATGAAAATAAATTAGTACAAAGTGGAAGTTCTCGTTTTTTTTTCTAATTTTGCAACCCTAAGTAAATAAAGTTCATTATTTCGGGGTGTAGCGTAGCCCGGTTCATCGCGCCTGCTTTGGGAGCAGGAGGTCGCAGGTTCGAATCCTGCCACCCCGACGGAAAAGAGAGATAGGATGCTGATAATCAGCATCCTTTTTTATTTTCAGACACTTTTCGGACACCTTTTTACAATTATTTTGTTAAAATTTTGGCTTTTCCTGAAATGTTGCCAGAATTTCTATTAAAAAGCTGTTTTTCTTGAAACGTTCTAATAATTACTTTGCTTTATTGGAAGCCCCCCTTGTCAAACATCAGCTTTAATATAAAATTATTAAAACCGCTGCACTCATAGGTATATCAGGCAAGTGTTACAAAACAACATAGTCCCCCTATACACCATCAGAAAATAATTTATGATTATTTGAAATCCCTGCACTCCTACGTACATTTGAAGCGCAAGAGATTTTAACATTAGCATTGTTAAAGACTAATTTTCTAAGTGCTGAAATTGTTTTTTAACTTTGTCTATGTGTTAAATTCTGCACTTAAACACAAGCTTTAAACATATAAAGAAACTATTGTTTGTGTACTCGCTTTATGCAGTTTAATTTTGTACTGTAAGCAATAATTTTAATGAAGAACAAGGGTAATATAATATCTGATAAATCTTTAAACTCGCTTATCTCGAAAATTCCAGATAGTCATAAAAAGGATATTTGGGATAAGGTCTATATTATTGCAAAGATTTTATTTATTCTTTCCACAATACTTTCTTTACTATTCAAGTAACTTATTGATTTGTTTTCTGGAGCTGGGGGTTTTCTAATTAAGTATTAAATTATTTTATATATTTGGGTTGCCAACAGGGTTAAGTTATACATTAAATTATAATACAATGAAACTTAAAATTAGCGTTGGTTTTGTCTACGCAGTCACTAAATTATTAGTTGCTGCAACAATTCTGGCTATGATGCTTAAATTATTATAGCCAGCGCCCCCAAAGAGATTTTTCTCTATTGGGGGAGCCGAAACTCGACTCACACCTGTTGGTTTAACCCTCTCATTTTGGGAGGGTTTTTTATTTGCATTTAAAAATTTTTATTACATTTATCACTTCTAAATATGATATTATGGATTTAAAAGATGTATTAAAAGCTTTAGGTGACAGAGTTATTAAACTCAAAGACCAAATTGGAACAGAAGAAGCAACAAAGAATGCTTTTGTAATGCCATTTATTCAGGCTCTGGGATATGATTTATTCAACCCCCTCGAAGTTGTGCCTGAATTTACAGCAGACATAGGAATAAAAAAAGGAGAAAAGGTAGATTATGCAATACTAAAAGATGGTCAACCCATTATTCTTATTGAGTGTAAATGGTGGGGTGAAAATCTGGATGTACATAATTCTCAGCTTTTCCGCTATTTTCATACAACAAAATCTAAGTTTGGTCTGCTTACAAATGGTTTTGTTTATAGGTTCTACACAGACCTTGTTGAACCAAACAAAATGGATGAAAAGCCATTTCTTGAGTTGGATTTAACCAACATAAAAGAAGTTGCTGTAAATGAAGTAAAGAAGTTTCATAAGTCCTATTTTGATGCAAGTATTATTGTCTCAGCTGCAAGTGAACTTAAATATAGCAGTGAAATCAAAGCTATACTTAATAATGAATTAATCAATCCTTCATCTGATTTTGTAAAATTCTTTACTGGTAAGGTTTACCAAGGTAGAGCAACTGAAAAAGTGCTTGCTCAATTTACAGAACTTGTTAAAACTTCAAGCACTCAACTAATCAATGACATTATTAATGACAGGCTGCAAGCTGCATTGAAGAAAGAAGATGAAAAAATAGTTGAAGAAATAAAAGCCAAAGAAGAAAATAAAGAAGAAAAAATAGTAACAACTCCAGAAGAAATGGAGGCTTACTATATTGCAAAAGCTATTGTTTGTAAAAATTTTGATTCAAAAAGAATCTTTTACAGGGATTTTCAAAACTTCTTTTCAATCCTTTTAGATGACACTATTAGACAAACTATCTGTAGATTCTATTTTCACGAAAGCAATAACAAGAAGTATATAAGCTGGTTTGATGAAACTAAAAAGGAAGCTAAAACTGAAATAAGCAAGCTTGAAGACATTTATAAATATGCTGACCAATTAATTGCAGCTACTGAAAGGCTTGTTAATGGTTATATACAGCCCCCAGCCAAAGAAGAAACAACAACACAACCATAATTGAAAGCCCCCTCATTTCTAAGGGGGCTTTTTATTTGCATATATCAACAACTACCTGTTAAAAGAAAAAAACTTATTAACAGCCTCCATTACAAACGCTAATACTTATTAACAGGGTGAAAGTTATTCAAAGTTATTTTATACTTTTAGTTCATACAAACAGTACAACAACAAAAAAACTATGAAAACTTTTACAATTAAACCAGAAGAGCAGATTTTTCTTTCAGACCTAATTTTAAAAAAACACCCAAGTGTGAATGAGAATATGAGTTATTATTTAGAAATTGGAGACGTAACTGATGGTATTCTTTCAATATGTGTAAATCATAGCGCAAAGGGTAATAATACTTTTCTTCCAATTGAAGAAACATTTCCTCATACAATTAAAATCGAAGAAAATTTACAGTATACAATTGCTTTTCGTTCTGTGTTTGGTTGTATTGTGAATTATCGCATATATCAACAATAATGAACCAAGCAGAAGAAATAAAAAAACTAAATGACAGGCTCAATAAGGCTGCTAAAGAAGTTTTAAGAATTAGTGGGGAGTTGGTAAATCTGAAAGCTGAATATAAGTTAATGAAATTCAAAGTTGATAAGTTCATTGAATTCACAGAAGACCAAGAACGAACAAACAGAAAGTTGTTATCTGAAATGAATGACATAGCCAGAACTCAGGAACAGATTAATAAAAGATTGAATAAGCTGGAGAGCAGCAAAGATTAATTCTATTTTTATGAGTAAAACAAAAGAAGTAACTAAAGAAGAAGTATTAGATTCAATATTAGATAAACTAAGCAAAGTCAAACTTAGTGCAAGTCCTTTTGACGGACAAACAGGCCATTATATAAACAATGTCTGTGAAGCTGTAGGAATATTTGTAACACTTGAAGAAGAAGAATTATTTAAAAATATATTAATCAATGATGGATTTTTAGAGTATGTAAAAAATATGCCAATTATTAATATAACACCTAAAGGAATTGATTTTATTAACAAAGGGGGTTATGCTCATAAAAAGAATCTTGAAGAAGAAGCAAAATTAGAAGCAATAAGAGACAAGAAATTTAATAGAAGGGAAACAATTATAACCAGATATGTTAGTATAACAGCTGTTATAATTTCATTCATTGCTTTATTAATTGCCATTTTTAAATGAATCCAGAAACAAAGAATAATATTTTCAACATTATAGTAGTATTGATGCTGATTTTTCTAAGCTTTATGATATACATTACTAACCATTAAAAATAAAAACTATGCAAACATTTATTCAATTAACCAGAGGTGCAGAAAAGAAAATTATTATTGTGAACACTGCAAATATTGCATATTGTACACCGATTACTGGAGGAACAGTTATACATTTTAATAATGGTAATGAAAAAAGTTTTATTACCGTTAGGGAATTAATAGAAGATATTTATAAAGTAATTAAAGCTTTAAAATAAATCTTTGCTCTCCAGTATTGTTATTGAAAAGGAATTGCCCCAAATCTTTACAGATTCTCTGGCAAGCGACAGAACCTTTTTAAAATAAGGCTCTTCACAAATGATGCAGCCAGCAGAAAAATTATAAATCTGTTGGCCTGTCACGTTTTTATTGCTCCCCCTATGAAAGTGTGTTGAAAAATTTTGATTTACTTGAAACTGTGTTTTGTCCAAATCCTTGTCTCTGTCTGCATCTCTCCAGTATGACATATTTTTAACCTGTTTAAAATAAGGATAAGACAACCACTCTGTATATGAATCTACCAGCGTATAAACTCTCCTATATTGTGCAGGTGCAACAATTACAGCGGTTCCTGTTACACCCTGATAAGTGATAGGATTATTTACATAGTAAAGCCCCGCTTTTGTGCTACAGGGTACTTGTAGAACAGTTTTAACACCGTTTACTTTATAAGCTACATACAGGTTATCAGTAAAGAAGTCTGTGAAAATATCACTGGTTCTTTCAAAAATTAGATTGAGATTGTAGTTGCCTAAATTGAAAAAAGTAAATCCTTTACTTTCAACAACTGCTTTGAGTTTGCTGTATTCCATATCTTTTTTTGATAGATATGGAAAAATGAAAAGTGTTTTAAGAATTAAGATTGTTGTGTATATGGGTCAATTAATCTATTTTTGTTTTTGTACTATTCTTTTATTCAAATACAATTAAGTTATGGAAGGATTAAAAACATTTGTAGAAAATAACAATTATGAAATAATACTAGCAGTATTTCTCTCAATGTTGGGTATTATTGTTGGAGTAATATTACATTTTAAAAGCAAAAAAAGAAAAGCTCTATTTTACTCAAAGGCTAGTATAAATATTTTTTCAAATAAGAAGCAACTAATAAAAGATATTAAAATATTATACAGAGATGAAAAGATTGAAAATTTAACAACAACAACAGTTGCAATTTGGAATGGTGGGAATGAAACTATTGATTACTCTGACCTTGCACCATCAAATAAACTTAAAATCTTAAGTAGAGAAGGCATTGTTTTTTATGATTATGATTTTGTATACAGAAGCGAACCAACAAATAAAATTGATTTTCCAGATTCTATGTTGGTAGAGGAAGTTGACAATCAAATACATTTAAAATTTGATTACATAGATAAGAAACAAGGATGCATTATTAAAATAATTCACTCTGGCAAAAACTCTGATGACATTATTGTAACTGGAACAGTTAAAGGATTTGGAAAAATAAGACAAAGAAATAATATTGAAAGTACTCAGGAGGTAACAGAAGGGTTAAATTATAAACACAAGATTTATCATCCTAATTTTAGATTAAAAGGTTTAATATTTATTTCAATGAGTATTCTATTATATTTTCTTATACCAGAAACCGAGAAAATCGCTAAGGATGTCAATGTGATATTTGCTAATATTCTTTCTGCAATTATAATGATTTATGGAATACTACTATTATTCACCACTGATACAATGCCTAGAAATATTATTAAACATCTAAGAGATAACTAAAATAAAAAGTTAATTTAATTATTTATATATTTAGAAAATTAGTAGTTGCAGAATTATCAACTTTTTGTTTTAATAAACTTTTCTTTGATTGTTCTGAACAAGTCACCAAAGAAAGTACCCCCAACAATCACATCTAAATTTTCAAAATTGCTTGCAAACTCACGGAGCAACACAGCAGAACCAATTGCATAAAAAATAAATGTTGTTGCAAGTGCAATCTCTGCAACAGCTCCAACTATTAAGGCCAAGCTATAATAAATAAGTTTATGACTAAGTGACAAGAGTAACCTTCCACTTATTCTTATTTTTTCTTTTCTTTTTTTTGCAGCCCACACACCAGTAATGCAATCAATAAAAATGAGTGCAAATATTCCAAAAATTAAAAGTTGGTTTGCTGCTAAAATTCTTAAAACTGCTGCTATCAAAAGAGTTTTGAAATTAAATAGCCAAAATAAAAGTTTTGGAGTGTATGCTTTTGCGCTTATAAACAATGAAATTAAAGGTGAGTTCATAATTAGTTTCCCCCCCTTCCTAAATAGATTCCACAAAAGTTTTCCCCCTGTTCTGGGTACATATCACTTATTTTGTTTAACCCTTCGTAATACTTGGGATAAGTAGCATAGTTTGCTTCCAAGAACTTTACAAGCCTATCTGCATAGAATTGTGCTGTACTCTTAATTGTGTTCCTTAAATAGTTCATTTCATCAACTGCTGTAGGCTGTGAAAATTCACTCGCTTTTTTTGCAACTGAAATATTTGTCATCTTATAGTTGAGATAAGGAACCAATTCATAAAGGCTATAGTGATTTTGCAGCGGTTTAATGTAGTCATTTATCAAAGTGATATATGAACTGCTTATTGTAGTTCCTGAGTTAATATAAGCCTCTAATACGTTCTGGAGGTCTTCATATAAATGTGTCCCCAGCACTGGAATAATATATTTTTCTTGTGCTGTGATTAATATAGGAGCAATTACTTCTTCATCTACGTTTTTTGACATAGGTGAATTTGTCTTTATGTATGTTGTATCAATGAAACTGATAATTGAATTTGCCATATTGATTATTGATTTGTAATATTACGTTGTTGTTGTGTATTGTCTGCAACTGATGCTGCTGGAGCTGCTGCTGTCTCTGTTCTTGTGTTAAATAGTGACATCAGGAACCTGAACTTTTCATCATTCATATACTTCTGGAACATTACAGGCTCAATTATGTTATTGAATGAGGCCAAGTAATTCAAGTGCTTTTCAACAAATAATTGCAATTGGTCAATTACCGTTTTTTGAAGTCTGTACTCAGCAACAAGCATATCATTACCAGAAGAGTTGATTCCTTTGCTGCTTGGAAGTCCAAGTATTTCGGGATTTGTAACCCTCCAGCCTGAAAGAATCTTTTGAGTTACAATATCAATTAACTGTTGGTATTGTGTATCATTGCTGTTAGGCTGTACTACTAAAATTTCTGGTTTTTGGTCTTCGCTTGGAGAAAATAAAAGTACTGGACAACCAGCATTTTCAGCACCTGCATACTTTTTTTCAAGTTGTTCATACAACTTATCTTGTATGTGTTGCTCTGGAACTTGTTTAAAAGAAAATATAACACTTGGCTTGTAACCTGCTCTGATATTGCTTATGTGAAACAATCCAATATTATATTCTAATAGAATCCAGTTCAATACAGAAAAATAAGAAGGGATTGAATAGACCTCAGAGCCTATATTATATTGCTTTACAAAATAAATTTGTATACTCTCCTTTTTTGCAATTGATGGGTCAAAATCTGGAATGAATATAGGTTTGTACCTGCTTGTTTTTGCCCAGTTTTCGCAGAACCTCCAGCCATTTATATTATTATTTTCTTTACAAGCTGCCTCATATCTGATTTTGTGAATAGGGATATGATTTACATAAGCTATATTTTTTCCGTTGCTGCTCCAATGAATTTCAAGAGCAAAAGCACCAATTGCATTTAAATCATAACTCAGCTTATAAGCAGTGTCTGCAAGGTCTTCTTCTCCCCCCTTGTTTGTTATAAATGCTTTGAAATTGCTGCTTATCTCTGATTGAATTTGGAAGCCATTTCCAGCCATTAAATCAGTGTACTTTCTGCAAGCTGCTGAATGTTCAGGAACTGCATTAAGAATGTTTATTAAGTGTTGAGGAAAAAGGTTGTCTTCTCCCCAACTTACATAATTATAACGTCCTACTTTCTCACAATACTCAGGTTTGAAGATGTATTTACCACTTATATAAGTCTCAACATTACCAAACTTTTCAACTATTTTTTGCAGGTTGCTTGTTTCTTTTTCCGTACTGCTTGCTCCTTGTGCAACTGAGAAGTTTACTTTCTTTTCTTCTTCACTTGTGCCAGCAACATTATAACCAATTTTCTTTTCTGCCATATCAATTTTCTTTTAGATATATTTTTTTTATGACTGTTAAATATTTCCCAAGAAATTCTTTGTTTGGCCTGTAGAATTCAAGAAATTGCTGTAAGAAGTGGTTCCTGTATAGTTTGGATTCTGCAACACATTCATTAAACCTTGCTCAACAAGGTTATTTGAATTGTTCAAAATTGTGTTACCGCTGTGTGCATATACTTTGTATAAATACTCTCCTTCATCCAGATTTACAGTAGAAGCTGTTAAATTCTGGTATGTCTTACCTGTTTCAACAAGCAAAAATTCATCATACCTTTCTGTATTGGTGCTTATGTTAACCCCAGCAAAAGCAAGTGTTTTATGACTTTGGCAGTTTTCTAACAGGAAAGAAAAATAAGTGTTGCCTGAATAACTTATTAACTCTGAGGCTGTGAAAACTATAGTGTTTCCAGTGTTTTTATATATCTCAATCATAAAGTTTATTTACAATAGATATATAAAAAGCAGAACTGTTATAAAATAGAAACCCCCTCAAACTATTCCAGTAGTTGAGGGGGAATTATGAAAACTAAAATTTAATTAAAAAGTAAATCCAGAAAGCCTAATCCAAGAACCTGCTGAATGACAAACGTATAAAAAGTTTGCATCTACTGCATATTCTCCAGCTACACCATAACCTTCTGTACTTCCTGATGGAACAAAAGGAGTATAAATACCAAGATTGTTGAAATTTATGCTTCCAATAAATAATGTGTTTGCACTCAATGTATCAGTTGCAACATTTCCAGTAAATGTAGCTCCAGATGTATTTGCTTTTGTTGCAAGTGCAGCGTTTGTTATTGCTGTAGTTGCATAAGCAGAAAGTGAATTATTAACACTTGTAGTTTTTGCAATTTCGCTTGTTTTAAGGGTTCCTGTTGAATCCTTTATTTGAAATACACCGTTAACATCATTTATTGTAATGTTGTTTATTTTGATAGCATCTACGCTGTCATTTTCCTGTGTAATATTTAAAAAATTTATATCCATTAGATTATAAGCTTAAAGTAGTTATGTAACCTTGTGTTACAACAGTGCCTGCTGCAACATCTTTACTTGTCATAGTGTAAGTAATACCTTTTGAATCATTCAACATTTTACCGCTGTTAATATTTGCAGTTGTTAAACTCATACCTGACTTTTTACCAAGCAATACAAATTGCCCGTCATTGTCTTTTGTAATAACAAATAAACGTGACATTGCAAGCAAGTTTAAAGTATCTCTGGTTGTTTGGTCTGTTTTGTAAACAACTGAATTAATAGTTGCTTCAAATGTTGGTGTTTGTGTGTCTTTGTTGTTTGTCAACACTTCATTAAACTCTGTTGTTTCGCTTGGAAACTGGAATTTATAGAATGTATTAGCTCCAGTTGCTCCAGTAATTTCACCTGTAGCATTCACACCCCACACTGTAGAACCTGTAAACGTACTTATGTACATTTCTTGGGTTCCCCCGTGATTCTGGAGGCAATCAGCTAAAGCTAAACCTGTATTTAAAATGCAATTTGCCATATATATTTTTCTCCTTTATTATTAAGTTTAAAATCTGAGGGGCTTTAGAACCCCTCAGTATTTTTTATAATTAAGCAATTGTTAATACAACAACTTGACTTGGGAAAGCTACAGTAACACCTTGTTTCCAGTCAGCAGAAATTCTGTTGAATTTGCGTACATTGTCATACTGTACATCTAATGTCTGTGAATCCTTTTCGTTTGTAGTACCGAAAATTAAATTGTCATCAGCTGCACAAATCATTATATTATTTGAAGTAATCCCTGCTGTAGGTCTTACATAAATATTGATTGCTCCAGGATAAGCAATACCTTCTGGTACTTCATCAAATTTGTAATTGAAATAATTTGCATTTCTTCCAGCAATCAAAAATCTCTTATAGTTAACAGCAGAAAGCCAGATAGTACTTTTCTTGTTTACATTGTCAAAAGGATATTGAGTAGAAATCTCATCCAACATTGACATAATGTTTGAAGTAGTTGTTGCTGCTGTAAAGCTTGTAATGTTAGTTGTAGATGAACTGAAAGAAGTTCCAGTTAATAAACCAATGAAACCAGTACAACCAAGTGTGCTGTCACCGTTCCAAATTATAGAATCAACTTTTTCAGCAATACCACTTGCAATGTCACCAAGTATTTCAGCTTCAAAAGGAATAACGTCTTTTTTACCTTCTGATTTTGGCAAATACTCAGATGTGTATTTATCCCTTAAATCTGGGTCACAAAGGTCGTTTGTGTAATTCAATGGACAAAGGCTAATTGAAGCTTGTCCTAAAGTTGTAACCCCACTTGAAGATAAGTTACAGCCTTGATTTTGTAATGTGATTGTATTAGAAACAGTAGGTACTTTGTAATTTGAACCTGCACCTGTTACAGTTCTAATAAATTTTGAGGTTTGACCTTCATAGATTGCTGCTCTCAGCATATCAAAACCTACTTCTTTTGTGTATGTACCTAATGTTGAAACATCGTATGCCATAATTTTTTTCTCCTTATATTATTTTTATTTGTTTTTTAATTGATTAATCTTTTCAGCCCAAGTCAGAACTTTTTTAGTTTTATCTTCTGTTTCTGGCTGTATGTTTTTTTGAAATTTTGCAACTTCTTTGATACTTGTTGCAACTGCTGGAGCTTTGCCAAAGTCTTCAACAACTTTTGACATTGCTTGGTTTGAAGATGTTAATGATTCAATAGCTGCTACAATCTGCATTACTACCTGCTTTAATCCCTCAATCTCAACTTTAATGCTTTCAATTTCTGCTGGACAATCCATTTCTGGAGCTTCTGCTTGTGCAGGGTCAACAGGTTCTGTTGCTGGGATAACATCAGCAAGCTTTGTTTCTTCTGCTTCTGCTTTTACTTCTTCTAATGATGCTACTTGCTGGCCTGTTGTGGGGTCTACGAAAGTTTTTTCATTCTTTATTTCTTCAATAACACCGCCTTTTACAACCAAAATTGAACCTCCTTCAACAGCATATTCACCGTCTGGTGCATCAGTAACAGTTGCATCAGCATTTAAAACAGAAATTTTGTTTCCAACTTTTACTTCATCGGTTCTTAAAAGTGCTGAACCGTCTGCTGTTTTTACATCAACAAACTTTTGTTCACCTGTAAAAAGAAATTTGATTTTGTTTACTATACTTGTGTAATCCATATCCTAAGTCTATTTTTCTCTATATATATTTATGTTTTTTTTGTTAAACCTTTTTTGAAATAATCTCGTTTATTTCATTGTAAATTTGTTTATCAGATTTATCAGCAGCATTGATAATGCTGTATATTCTGTTATAAATGTCTTTGTCGGAAATTTCTTTTTGATAAAACAATTCATCATTCAAAAAATAACCTTCCACTGAAAAACCTGCTGTACCGTTGTTGTAGTGTACTTTTAAAAACTTCCAGAGTGATTCATCTTCAATTTTGAAGCTTCCCCACCAGTCACCCTTCCAAACATCAGAAAAACCCCTTGCTCTGGCAGTGCTTGAAGTTTATGGGTCTGTTTCAATCCAAGATTCAAATACATAAACTCCTTTAGAAATTTCATAGTTTGAATGTTCAAGATTTGTTTTATGATTATTGCTTTTTTTCATAAATAACTGAGCGCAATCTCTAATTGTATCTTCTGAAAACCAGCAATAATACGGGTTGCCTTCTACGTCCAATCTTAATATGTTTAAATTTGGCCTCATAAAACAGCCTGTTAAAATTCTTTTTTCATTGACTTCATTAAACTTATATTCTCTTCTTTTTAGTGGTTGTTTAACTGATGAAAACAGTTGAAAATTCAACTCTGTAGCTGGACTCTGAACTATACTAATTAAATTCAAGTCACCCTTAATTTTATCTTCTTCTTTTAAAAGAAATTCAATAACTCTGTAATCTTCCATACTTATTTTTCCTGTATATATATTTATTTGAAATCTGTTAGAAAGTTGACATAACTTCAACCTTGCTTACATTCTTTTGTGTTTTGGTAATATCACTTTCAAGAACATAAACCATTGTAGGGGGCTGGTTCCCGTTTACTGAGGGATTACCAAAAGGTGTAAAGTTTGTAGGAGTTCCACCTCCAGAGCTAAATAAAGTCTGGTTGTTTGGTGTATAAGCTCCTCCAGCAGGATTTGAAGAAATTGCTGGTGCTGCTGGTGCTGTTGATGAAGTGTCTGCACCGCCTCCATCATTAGGAAATTTCTTTGAAAGAATTGCAGCAATTGTTGCTGCTCCCTGTATACCTGTAGCTATTTGTAAAGGAATAGCAAAAGGAGGGGGAACAGTTGCAGGTATTTTCATAATCGCTTGCAGCGTGTTAATACCAGTCTCTACAGCACTTGTTGCTTTGTTTACATTGAATGCTGCTTTCTGTCTTTTCTTTGCCTTTTCTGTGTTACCGTCTGAAATGTTATCCAGAAATTCAAATACAGAATTTCCTATATCCTTCATTGAAGAAGCCATACCTCCATAGTAAGACAGCTCTTCTGCTCTTAATGTGTTTACTGCTTTGTTATAATCAGCTTGTAATATTTGCCCGTCTTCATAAAATGCTTTTAACATATCTCTTTTCACTTGCAAAGTTTCGCCAAGCCTCATTATCTCGTCTGAATATTCACCGTCTCTTATTCTCTTTTTTTCTTCTGCATCTGCTAAATATTTATCTGTTGCATCAGTTCTTAAATCAGTATTAATTTCAGGCTTTTCATCAGTACCAAGCATTGCTTCATTTATTGCTTCAATAGCTGCTTTTTGTGCATACAATGATTTAAGTAATTCACTTATTGAAACTATTAGCTTGGGGTTATTATCAGTTATAGCTGCTTTCAGCTGCTTTTCATAATTTGAAATTTCTTCAATCAGCTTACTATAGCTGTCTGTGTATTTTTCAACTTCTGCTGTTGATTCCGCTGTTGCTGTTACAGATTCTGAACCTGTTTTTTTAACAGTTAATCCTAATTCTTTAAGCTTTGCATCAAAATCAGTAGTTGCTTTCTCTGCTTCTGCTGTTAGTTCTATATTTTTATTCAAATAATAGTCTTGCTCTTCTTGGGCTTTTACTTGTGCATCATAAGCGTCTTCCATAGCTTCTTGTTTAAGCGCACCACCATTTGCTGTCATATCAGCATCTGCTTTATCATAAGCTGCTTTTGCAATAAGTAAAGTTTTTGTTTTTTCAATTAATAATTCTTGCGAAGCCAGTGCTTGAGATTCCAGATTAATTAATTTTATTTTTTCTGGAATTAATAACAGAGCTTTTTGTCTGGCAAAATTTATATCTGTTTCAGTGGCTAAACTTGTTCCAAGCTCCTTGTCTAATTTTTCTAAGGCTGTTTTATAGTCACCCGTCTTTTTGCTAACATCTAATAATGTAGTTTGAACTTGGGTTAATGTTGTAATTTGTTTTGCTGCACTGTCAGCTGCTTTTGTTTGTATCTCTAAATATAATTTTGCTTCTGTAGATGCTTTCTTTTGTGCTTCTGTTTGTGTGTCATAATTTGCAGCAACAACAACTAAAGCTGTAGCAAGTGCAAGAACAGCAGATAAAGCAAGACCCCAAGGGTTAGCTTTCATTGCAGTTGTAAGTGCTTTTTGTGCAATAGTTGCAAGCATTGTTGCACCTTCATAAACCCTTGTTGCACTACCAGCCAGAGTTATTACAGCAATGTATTTTTGCAACTGCTTCTGTAACTCAACCATATTATCAGAAGAAGAGCCAGCAAGCAAAGCAATAGAGGAAACCATTTGTGTTACACCCCCAGCAAATTCAACCATTTTAAGCCCAAGTTCCTTTGTGCTTATTCCTTGTAAACTTGTATTTAATGTTTTTAATTTAGAATCAGCTGTTGTTATTTCAGCTTGTAATGCTTTGAACTCAGCAGAGCCTATAGGCTTTGATTCTAATTCTTGTCTAAGTCCAGCAACCTTTTGTTTAAGAGTTTCAAGTGTTTCTGCACTGTTTCCAGCATCTACATTTAAGGATATATTTAAAACTTCATCTGCCATAATATCTATTTTCCTATAGATATTATTTTTCTGATTTTGTTTTTGGAAATAAAAAACCCCTCAGAAAATTGAGGGGTGTGTACTATTTAATAATTTTTGAATAGGTACAACAAACCCCCTACACTTTCCGAGGTTGTTGAGCTTCCTGTTAAAGTTGATGTGATACCAGTTACTATTGACAATATTGTTGAATATAAATTTGTGCTTCCTGAGTAAATTGTAGAAGCAGACAACACCCCAAGCGAAGTACTACCTGATACTTGCAAATTATTTAAAGTTGCTGCACTTATGTTAATTGTAGGTAAACTTTCAGTGCCTCCAGTATATGTATTCAAACCATTTTGAACACTCACAGAAGCAGAAGCTCCAGAACTCCCCCCTCCAATAGTTTGAAAAATATTATACAAGTCAGTACTACCAGAATAAATTGTAGTTGCTGATAAAGCATTTAATAGAGTTGCTCCAGTTACTTCAAAATTTGCTTCTGGTGCAATGGTTCCTATACCTACGTTCCCACTGTTATCAATAGTAACAGCAGTTGCCCAAGTGAGAATATTTCCAGACAAACCAACTGGAGCAACATTAAAGTGAATCTTACCCTTTGCTTGTAATATTTGAGATGCAGCATTATTTGAATCATAAGCAAAGCCTGTACCCCCTAAATTTCTTGCATAAGAGTTAGAACTCCATAAAGACATATCATACCACTGCTGAATAGATGAAGAGCCATAAGAACCCCCCTCAAAAGTTATATAGCCTCCATTCCAATTATTAACAAAGCTGTTAATATGGAGTGTACTTCTTGGTATAATGTAATCCCCTAATCCTGTAAACCCAGATACATAAAGAGTTTCAGCACTTATAATGTTGGTAGAAACTGAACCTGTAAACACAGTAGAATCACTTCTAATTATATTACCCCCTACTATAGAAGCACCTTCATACTTGCTATCAATAGTTAAACCGCTGCAATTAAAAGCTCTTACATTGCTTACACCGTCTTCAACAACACAATCAGAGCAGCTATACAAAGAAATATTTCTACAACTTGCCCCTACAGTATTTCCATTACCTTCAATTAATATCTCATCTGCATAATCTGAAATAATATTTTTCTTTCCCTTTATATGATTGACAATTGCAGTACTTGCAATTATATTTGAAAAATTATTTTGCTGCTGCAAAAGTGTTGCAATACTGATATTACCCATAGTATGAGCAGTTGCAACAATTTTCTTTTTCTTCTGGGGAACCAGAGAGTAACAGTCCTCCCAAGTATTTAAGCTTACTTGAGTAAGTGAATTTTTAACTGCTGGGTTGTAATCCTTAATTTCATTAATGATGTAAATTACATTATCAATAACAATTTTATCAGATAAATTCAGAGTTGCAATATCAGATTCATTTAGCAAAAACCAAGCTGTTAATTGCTTTCCTTCGCTAATCTGCTTAATTGTATTGTAATGATATAAATTGAAAACATTGTTTTCAGTTGTCCAAAAGTTATCTGTAAAGTAAGCCTTGCAGCTGCCAAAGTTCAAATCAAAATCAGGTTCAGTAGGATTGTCAAAGTGACCAGCATAAGTATAAGCAGAGTAAGAATAAGTTATTGAATTTCCTGTATCTGCAAAAGTCCAGTTTCCATTTATTAAACCTCCATCATAAAGAATATGTAGACCGCTTGGTTGTCTGCTATCAATTGCAGGTACAATTAAATTTCTACAATAAACATTTGGTGTATCATTAAATATTAATTCTTTCTTGTCTTCACCTGTGATTGTTTCAGTATTGAATACAATTTTCTTTTGTCCAAAAACCTCATTGTAATTTTGCTGATATAATTTAGAAAATTCATCTTCTGCATTCTTATATGTAAAAGTAATTTCTTTGTTCTGGAGGTCAGGCAAATATTTAATTTGCTGTTCTTTTGACCTGTCAATCTTAGAACTCCAATTGTGATAAACAGCAGTAGAATAATAAGCATCCCTTGTTTTTAATAAAAATTTGTTTGTTTCACTCTTATCAACATCCAGATAAATGTTGAACATCTTCAAAAGATTGCTTACAAAATCCTTTTGTTTAACATTCTTTGGGATATAATCATTAATCTGTACTTCATCCCCGTAGTATCTTACACAATCAGTCTGAGTTAAACCCCAAGCTGTACCAGCTTTTGTATATAATGAAACACTTGCACCAAGACTTGTATTTATTCTGCCATAAATAAATTCAATTTTTACTTGGAAATTGTCACCGTTTAATGCAGCAATGTTTGTGAAGTTTACACTTCCAACTGCATTACTTGGCTGGTCTCCCCACACTGTAGCAGGGCCTGCACTTATTTGTGTTAAATAAGAACCGTTTTTCCAAAGTTGAATCCAGAGCCTTGCATACCAAGCATTGTTATAAACTACGTGAAAATTATAATCAACTTTAAAGTTTTTATACCCCCCCGTGTTCACCTGATACACACCCGTTGTTATATCTGGCTCCCCGTATGTATTCTGAAAGAAAGGATAGGTTGTACAGTCATCAAAAACAATTGTCTTGTATAAGTGTGTTGGATATATGGCAGAATCAAAAGTATCAGCAGACATTTGAACATAAAAAGATTCATCTGATAATGTACCAGCATCCTTTTTAAAATCCTTACCAGTAAAAGGAATAAGTATTTTTCCAAAGTCTCCAGTATGTAAAGAGCTGTTGTTGTAGTGATACCCAGCATCTGTAAAGATTCTATCAACATAATTTACAGCAAAGATTGCTGGCCAAAAGTCCTGAACTGTGTAATCCTGATTTGTATTATACAGGTTTATGTACTTGTATGTGTCAAGATATGTATTACCTGTTGTTGCCATAATATCAGCAGGTACAAGGTTGTGAGGATATAAATTAAAATCAATATCCGTTAAATATTTATCACTTATTGTTGTGAAAAAATCTACTGCTGAGTTGTAAAGAATGATGTTGTAACCAATAATACTATCTTCATTCCAAGCGTTGTTGCTGGGGCTTTTAATGATGTTGTCTAACTGAACATATCCTTCAAATATATTTATACCGTTACAATAAACAACAGCCTGATATTTTACATTCAAATTGAAAGTGAAGTCTGAACTTCTGATATTATAAAGCTGACTGAATAATTGGTTGTTGTTCTTGGTTCCTTTAACAGTAATAGTTTTAGAATAAGAACCTCCTCTTTTACTTATGTCTGCAATGTCTGCAACCCTATAATTAAGGCTAACAGGAAAGGTATTATCAACATCGACATAACCCTTGTCTTTGATATAAAGCTTTACTTCGTTGTAAATGTTTTCTTCCATTGTGCTTATATATTGAGGGGTCTGTTATTGCTTAATTCAAAGTTTACTGTGTACTGAATCAAAGCATCTTTTAAACTTGTCTTTGTTGTAAATGCAGTATCTGTAATGCTCACAGGTATGTAATCAGAGTTATCTGTAGCAGCTACAGAAGTGAATTCTGTGTTTTTAATATTAAGATAAACCTGCTTTGAAAGAAATAACTGTTCAATAAATTCAGCTTCTTCTTCTGTCATATACTCAGAAACTACACTGTATTTCTTTTGGTTCTTTACACTGTAAAGGCTCTTTGTTGCTGAGTTTACACTGTATTTATACTTTCCGTTTACTAAGTTGTAATCTAAAGCCTTTTTTATGTAATCCCTTGTTATGTCTGTACTCTGGCTGGTTATAAAATGGAAATTAAAAGGAATGAAGCCCCCAAATAAATCTTCAAATAACAATTCTACATTGTCTTCTGGTTTGCAAGTTGTATCAATTACAAATCTTTTCTTTTCGCTTAACTGCTGGCCTATACCGTTTATGTAGTGTATTGTGTAAGCTGGTGTATTAGTGGTTATAATTGCACTCCCATAACTTGCATTTAGATTTTTCGGGAAAGCTGGAGTTAACAATATACTGTTTGTTGTTGCACTGGTTCCAGTTAGATTGTAAGTTGAACCTCCTTCAATCATAACCCTCAAAGAGACTACACTACCAGAAGCAGGGCAAACAATATTTAAGTAACCAGAGTTGCTTGTTCTTACATTGTAGTTGTCAGGTAACTCAGTTAAAAACTTGCTGTTTGCATTGTTGATTGTGTAAGTGCTTGCAGTGTAGTTTATATAATTTTCGTGCTGTATTGCAAAGTTTCCAACTGTTATTGCTGTAGTTGTAAGACCTGAGTAAACTATTTTTCTATTGTCTTGGTAAGCTGTAAGCCCCCCTTCTGGGGCTGTTGCAAGGAGAAAGGGGTAATCAATTACAATTGCTTTTGTGTTTGGAACAGATACAACTCTATGTACTCCTTCATAGCCTGAGTTAGTAAAACCAGCAGTTTGAGCAATAAATACATAGTCACCAATTACATATTGGTGTACTGTAGTACCAGTAAAACCAACCTTTCCAACAAAGCCAGTTGATGAACAATAAAAGTTGTCTGTAAAAGGCCATTCATATTTATACTCTTCACCAAGTTTCAAATTAAAGTTTGTTTGCTGCTCTGTATTTGGCTTGTAGCTGTTCCAAGATAGATTAAAAGGTTCATCAGTTATAAAATCAGAACATATAGAAGCAACTTCACAATAGCCAAAATAATTATCAGTAGGTATTGAAGGAACCTTTAACCTTCTGATGTAAGTTGAACCAGAATACAAATCAATGATGTAATTAAACCCCGTGTTTGTGTTGGTTGTGGAAGACATAACCAAATGAAATGGGTTGTATGCTGGTTGTATAGTGTCAATATTTGTGAGTAATGTTACTGCCATTTTTAATTATTTATTAATTCGTTTACTACTTCTTTAAATTCTTTCTTTCCCTTCAATGTAAGCAGTACAGCCTTTCCAAATTGCTCAAGTATTGCTTTTGAAAATATCTCAATACTCTCTTTATATGCTGCACTTGCCTTTATCATTTGCAACATTGTTTGTTTCCCTTTCTCCAGCCTTGTTGCTTCAACGTGCTTAAAGTAAAACGGTGCTTTAATTGAAAACACAAACTGAGTTTTTCCCCCGTATGAATTAGTCAAATACCTAACTTCACTTGAGTTTAGCATAAAACCGCTTTTAACGTGTCCTTCTTGTTTTATTATGCTTTTCAACTCTGTTGTTAACTTGTCCGTTATGATTATAGCAGCATCTGCAATTTTCATTTTTTACTTTTTAATATTCAAGTTTGCTATTACCATATCCCCCAGCAATCTTTTCAAGTAGTCCTTTGTCTGGTTCTTTACATCATAAGCCCCGTCTAAATAATTCTGGAACTCTTCTAACTTGCTGCTGTATGTATAACTGTTTTTCAGCATTTCAGTAAGCTGAAATTCACTGTCTACATATTGCCAGTAATAAGGTGCATTGTATGAGATAACAAACTTATTCTTTGAAATCATTGGTACATAAGCAACTTCAATTTGAATGCTGTTATACAACAGCCCCGTTTTAACGTGACCTTCTGCTTTAATGATTGACCTTATTTCATTGGTTAAATCAGCACTGATTATGTTTAAAATTTCAAATAATTCCATATTACTTTTTCTTTGAAATATATTTTCTTATAAATTGTTTTGAGGAAAGTTTACATCTGACCAATCCTTTACAGGCAGACCACAATAAGAGTTTACATTTCTTATTTGTATGTATAAAACAGTTGACCAGCCAGCAGCAAATTCAGTAACAGTTTCTTCTTCTGGAGTTAAATTAACTGAGGTTGTAAGCTCAATCAGGTTTTCTTTAAAGTAGGGGTGACAACTCATCAGGTTAACTATGTCCTGAATGATTTGGAAAGTATCACTGTACACTTCACTTTTGTTTGCCTCTCCTTTGTCCAATCTATCCAAAACTCTTATGTATAAAGAGAATTGAACAGTATTAAACTTTTTCGTTTGGTTAGATTTTACAATGTTTGATGAAAGTGGTTTTACTTGGAGCAGGGGAAAGTTCACTTTCCCGTTGCTTTCGTTCAGCTCCCAATTTTTCCCCACAAAAAAACCTTTGATTTGCAAATGATGTTTTGCAATTTCTTCCATTACTTTCAGAATCTGGTTGTATGTAATTATGTTTGACATTTAGCTTTTATTTTTTAATTTCAGTTCTTGCATTTTCATTTGTTTTTCATACTGTTCATCTCTCAACCTCCAATATGTAAGCAGGTTTAAAGCCAGTATGTAATTTTGTTTATACACTTCATCAAACTTTGTTATGTCACCGTTTGCCAGCTTCTCAACCAAGCCAAACCAAACAAAATTTGCTAAAGGGCTGGTTCTTTCTGCTCTGTCTTCTCCACTGCCTCCCCCGTTGTTAAAGAGTTTCCAGAATTTCTTTCCATATAACTCATTGCGTTGCTGAAAAAAAAAGCACACAACCCAAATACATCTGCAATACTTACATTTTGCTCTATAGTGCTAATGAATTCTGTGAATTTCTCAGCTTCAAATTCAGCTAAACCCCCGTTGTCAGTCCTTTTTCTTAGCATTAATGCCAAAGAAGGAGCAATTAAGTTTATAAAACTTGGGTCTTGCTGTACGTACACTTCCAAAGAAATCATTTCACCTACACTAAACTTGTCAATGTCACTTTTCACATAGTACTTTTCCCCCAGAATCTCAATTTCATCAATAGTTTTGTTAGGAATAACTTCTTCCAAGAACTTCAGAGTAGTAATAATTGCATTGAAATCAGGTATTGTAAGCTTATATACTTCTTCAATTGAAATTGAAAGCACCTTTGAAAGCAAAGCAGCAACTCTTTGAGTGCTGTTAATGTCCTTTACTAAATCCTTACCCTCCAAATCCTTTATTTCAACAATTCTTTTGTAGCAAGAAATGGATATTTCTTCCCAGCTTTCGGGAACCTGTACTTCATTACCGTTTAAATTCAGTTTCTTCATTTTTTATTTATAGATATATCTTTTGTGATTCTGTTTTTACCTAACAACCCAGCCACCCCCAGAGAATTTGTTTCTGGCTGCAAGCCTGTGAGCAATAGCTGTTGCAAGTATTGTGTCATCGTGTCCGAATGATGCAAAGAATTGTGCAGTACCAGTTTTTGTATAGGAAACTACAAAGGCTCTCATTTCACTCTTCAAAATTTCGTTGTTTAACAGCTTTACAAGCCCTGTGTTCATTGAAAACATCAATTCATTTACTATTTCACCTTTCGTTTGATTCGTTGTTATAAAAGGCTCTATGTTGTAAATCTTATCTACATATTTGAGGTCTGATAAAATGGGTAAACCTTGGTTGTTTTGCTCAATGCTTATCTTGTGGGGACTGTACAGCCTTATAACTTCTTTGATTGCATTTTTTATTTGATATGTTTCTTGGGAACCCTTCAACCTTTGTAGATATACTTGCTCCAGCTTCTGATTGAATACAGTAATTACAGTTGCATCTGCTCTCATTCCAATATCAACACCCACGTAATATCTGTCTCCAGCTTGCTTGCTCTGTTCTGGGAGTATGCAGCACTCTTCAACTCTGGTAAAGATTGAACTTGCATCAATGAATTCAGCTAAATACTCTTGTGCAAACTGCTGGTCATTCATTTCAATCCTTCTTTGTTCAATATATGATTTGTCAAATTTTGGGTTGTCGTAACTTGTGAATTTGATTGAAGTATATGGGTTGTCTTGTGTCTCATCTAACCCCCTCACAAACCAATCAAAAACCCAGTTCTTGCCTTTTGGAGTTGTAGTAACCAAAACCTTTGAATTAGGCTTTGTCCCTATCATTGGAAGTAATACTTCTTCAACTACTTCTTTTTTTATAAACGCTGCTTCATCAATTATTAAAAAATCTAATCCGTGTGTTCCCCTTAATATGTCACCAGACCCGCCACTTTTAAAACTAATGGAACTTCCGTTTATAAGTTCAAGTAATATATCATTGTTACCCTCAAGATGTTTTGTAACAACACCACTTTTAATAAGGGGCTTTGCAATTGCTTTGAAAAATATTTTGGCTTGGCTTTGCGAAGGGGAAACAACCCAAATCTTTTGATTTGGCTTTCTTAATGCAGCCTTACAACACTGCATTTGTGCAGCTTTGCTTTTTCCTGAACCCCTCCCACAAACAACAACTATATATTTAAACTTTGGATTATCACAAGCAGTGTGAATAAGCTTCTGTTTACTATGAGGCTTATACTGTAATTCTATTTCTCTGACTGCTTCCATTAAATCTTTAAATGTCTTGTTGTTGTTGAGTTTGATAGTTTCTTTTATCTGGTTTATTCTTTACTTAAATCGTTTATAACTCTTATGTTTATTGAGTTTGGGGGGCTTTAGAGTTAATACGTATTTCAGTTATAGCAACCGCCCCCCAGCTCCAACCCCCGTTGTCCAACTCCACAACCCCCACAATCTCTGACCTCTCCAGCCCTCAACCTTCTGTACTCTTACTCTACCAACCTTTTCAAGATTCTCAACTTCTTATTTTTCTTGTCTTATAACTATCATTATGTTAAATAGGAAAACCCCCAAAGCCCCTGTTAATACTGCATTCCTTAAAATTCTATCAGTTTTATTTTGGGGTGTACTCTGGAACCCCTGATTTTACAGGGGGGTTTAAAGTTGATATTTTAAATATTTTCTTCATTTTCTGGGGTGTTGTCTGGGGGGAGTTGTTCATCTTCATCAGAAAACTTTACAATAATATTACCAGAGACAGTTGTATTTATATCTTGCTTATCTTGCCAACCCCACCAGTTTTTCATAGCAAAGATTAAGCTGACTTGACGGGGGTTTACAAGTAGTTGTTGCTCACAAAAGTTCTGTATAGTTGATTGTGCTCTTTTAATGAGTGGGGATATAGAATTGTTTCTTTTCAACATTTCATATAGTTCACCCTTATCTGCAAACCCCAAATGTAGAGCCAGTCCAAGCATTGTGGGGGCTTTGTGGAACTTACCATCTTCTAACTCCCCCTCAATCCCAAGACACTTTATAAAGTACTCTTTAATCAGGGCTTCTAATTTTTCATAATCTCCTGCTCTATCAGCATCATATTTTAAAGGTTTTCCAATCTTATTTTTATTTTCCATAGTTATTATTGTTTAAGGCATTTTGTACACATATTCTTTTTACTGAGGGGGTTCATTTTCCTGTTGCACTTTATGCAATACTTATCCCATTCACTTTTTTCTTCTTCTTCTGTTTCCCCCTCAATCAACTCAGTTTCTACCACAACACTTTTTTTTTGTTGTTCTGGGCTTATTACAGGCTCTACAGCAACTTCACTTTCTTGTTGTGCAGTTTGTTCTTGCTCCAACACAATAACCCCGTTTTCAACATTAGAAAGGGTTGCACTCATCCAGCCCAGCAAGTCCCACTTGACAGAGTTTGAATTTCCGCAAGATTGACAACTTACAGGTTTGTTTAAATAGGTTGCAGACATATTACTAACCCTTGCCAGTTCATCATTTGAAAACCATTCTTTTTTTCTTAGCCATTCAAAATCTGATTTAATTTGATTGTATAATTCTACTTTCATTTGCGTATTTTCTCCTATATATAAATATTTGATTGTTGTTAATTGATGTATCTGTTTTCAATTTTTATAAAGAGCAGGGCAATAAGAGCAGCTGCTATTGCTGTATAAACATTCCCCCCACTTAATATTAAACAAGTCCAGAAGGAGCTGCATTTAATGCAGGTTAGCACCTTGTAGAGTTGATTGTACAGGAACAGGATATTTTTATTCTTAATTGTTTTTTGAAGTCTGTACAAGAAAAGCTGGAGGGGTTCAAAGTTGACAAGGAACCAAGCCAGCAGAAAAGATTGTAGTATAAATATGTAGTTAATCATTTGCTCTGGGGTCTTGAATGTTTGAATCTTTTATTATCTGCTTTATTTCTTTGAGATATTTGAAAATGCTGATATAACTTATGTGTGTAAGCTTTGCAATTTTTCTGATTGAAAGGTTGCTGTTGAAGTACAGGTTGAATATTGAATTGTATATGTACTTTTTTTTATCTGATAATTCAGCAGCTTCTAAAGAAGCTTTTGCTCTGTTGTAAACAATTTCCTTTTGTTCTTGTATTGTTACTTTGTTTTCTTCATCGGCCTTTTGAATATTATAGTTGTAGTTGTTGGTTAAATCGGACATATATATTCTGTCTTTAAAAAATTTTCTCTGGAATTGTGAAGTAGGGGAAAAGGCCATATTTTGAATCATTGATATAACATAGTATTTGAGTTCACCCCTATTGTAAATCTGTTTTATTTTTTCCTCTGGCTTTTCCAATAAGTACAAAGCCAGTTCTTGCATTATATCAGCAGCCATAAAAGAGCCATACATAACAGCACACTCTTTTACATCTCTTTCAAGATATATTTGATTTACAATCTGGGCCAGGGTTTGAGCTGTTAGAATCATAATTATAAAAAAAGCTCCTTCACTTTGTTTTTCATTCTTTCAAATGCTGCTATATCACTTGGAGTTAAGCCCCCGTAATACTTCTGAATTATTTCTTTTGCACTGTCTTCTTCAACCTGTAGCACTTGCATTACTTTCTGGCAAACTTCAAACTCATCTTCTTTAATTGCAATATGAAGCAGTGAGTACCATTCTATCAAACCTTTTATGTACATATTAGCAACATCATTTTTTGTTTTTCTCTTGCTTAATATTTCCTCAATCCAGTCTGTATTTTCAGGTTCCTGTTTATTTATAAGCAAAAGCTCGTCTATCTCTTTGCTTATAAGCTGCCAGTCAATCTTATTATTTACATACTTCTTTTTCATCAGCTTCGCTTTGGCTCTTTAGATTGAATTATCAATTTCTTTTATATATTCTTTGCCCTGTTCAACAGTGAAGCCATACTTCACAAATTCTATTGCAACACCTGCAATTGTATTTTCTTTGAACTTCTTGCAATATTCAATTGCAAATACAGAACTCTCGTCTCCTTGTGCAGCTTCTCTTTCCAGTCTTTTGATGTTCTGGTTATGATGAAGTAAATAGCAGCGTATTTGCTCTGTTAAATAATCTGGTACTTTGTTTTTTGTTTTCATATTTATTTCTTTTTATTTTTCATAATCCAGTAAGTTGCTCTTGAAGCAAATAACATTGCATACATTGTTATAATTAAGTCTGGAACTTTCATAATGAGTAATTGAAAGAATAAGATAAATAAGCTTGTGATAGTAAATATTATTGATTCTTTAAGTTCTGTTGTTTTCATTATATTTTGTTTTTATCAGAACCTTTACCCCCGTCTACAAGCACAATGAGTGAAAAAGACTTGAAGACTTTGGGGGCTTTGGTTCCTTTGTTTATTTATTTTTCAACCAGCAAACAATTTCTAAGTTGTCATCTTCATTGGTGTATATTTCAATTCTCTCTATTTCAAACTCTGTAGACTCTTTCAGTGACAAACCCATTATGTATTGATATTCATTTAACCCATTTTCAAGACAGAATTTTTTTAATCCTTCTTTGCAGTATTCTCTTTTGTATTTCATAATTTTTCTTTGTTTTATATAAATAGGTAGAAAAAATAAAACCGCTTACTTTTTCAGGTGTTTTTTTAACTTTTTTTTTGTTCTGTGAATTATTACTTTAACATTTTCTTCTTTCTTGCTGTATTTACGGGCAATTGCTGGTGCAGACATATCATTTAAAAGATAATCAATAAGTATGTTTTTTTCAATTGGTTTTACATTTTTCTCAAGAAAATCAATAACTTTTTTCTTTAGAATTTTGTAATCAAACTTGTCTTCACTTGTTAAGGCTCCAACATCTTCAATAGCTTCTATAATATCCAGTTCACTTTTATCAGCTTCGCTTGGGCTGTTTACAATAATTGCTTGCAGCTTATTTATTTCAAATTTATATGCAACAGTCCTGTAACGGTCTACAAGTGCATTCTCAACCATTTTGAAAATAAAAGTCATTTCAGAACCAACTGAGGGGTCAAAGTTTTTATAGTTAAGCAGAAACTTTGCAGCAACACTTGAAGCAATGTCTTCAACTGCATCTGGGTATATTCTTTTCAAAAAACATACATTCTTAGCAGTGCTGTAAGCCCTGTTGTATATTTTATTTTGCTCCATTCTGTTCATTTTTCCTTTTCCTTCTGTACTTCTCAGCTTTATACAATATCTCTGCTTTGTGCTTTAAATAATACTGTTGTCTGCTTTCTTTGTATGATAACATTTCTTTTTCTTGGGGTGTTATTCCTAGTTTATTTTCTGCAATCTTTATGAATTTTGTTATTGTGTCACCTTGCAAAAGCTTTTTTGTATATCCGTTTTCATACATATATTTTGCAATAAGATTCCCTGTAATTGTTTCTGGTAATACATCAATAATCCTGTATTTTAATTTTATTGCTATGCTTTCCTTTTCATCCAAACACTCCAGTTTATTTTTTATGAGTTCTTTAATAAGAAACAGTTCATATTTATCTTCACCTTTGTTTTTGTAGTTCTCGAAAAAAATACTATCAAACACTCCTTCATATTTTCCCTTTTCTTTAATCCTGTCAGGAAAATGTACAGTATCATATTTTCGTTTTTCTCTGTATAAAATAGTTTTGAAGTAATTAGTCAGGTAGGTTGTAAAGGCTGCATTTCCTTCACTGTAGGCTGAAATTGCTTTTAACATATAGAAATACAAATCTTGTTTAAGGTCTTGTAATAGCTGCCTGTCATAACTTGTTTGAATGCCGTTGTGTTTATACACAGATGTATAATATGCTTCAAAGTAGTTTTTACAGTGGTTGTATAAATCCAGTAGAGCCTTTTCATCATAGCTTTCCTTTATCCTTCTTACAAGTCCAGCAACAATTATATTTCTTTCTTCACTTGTCATTTCTTATTTTCTCATAAATAGTCTGAGAAAATTAAAAAGCAACTACTTTACCTGCATATGTTCAGGAAACCATTGCAGCAGTAGCAATGAAAATTATTCAGGGGTTAATAAAAACCCCCTCCTGTAGATAAATTTTCAGGGAGGGGAAAAGAAAAACGTATGTGAATTATTGCTTAGGAATTCTGAACTCAGCAAAAGACTTTGTTATAATATGCTTCTCTTCAACTGCTGTTTTTGCTGGTGCTTGCTTTGAAGATACTTTTACAAAGTCCGTTTCAATATTGTTTTCTACAGCAACTCCATCTGTGTAAAAGTTAAGCAAGATTCCTGTAAATATTGTATCTGGGTAAAGTTGCCTGTAGTATTGGAGTAGGTTTAACAGCTTGTTATATTTGTCTTCTGACATTACGGAGGTGTTGTACCTTGTGCTGGTACAATTCCTGTCCTTAACCTCTACAATCACTTTAATGTTATCCTGACTGATATTGATGTATTGGGTTGTTGCAGAGAAAATACTCATATCCCAGCTTAAATATGAACCTACAGGGGCAATTTTATTGATATGTGTGTTGGTCTTCTGTACAAAGTACATTATTGCCTTGTTCCTTTCCTCTATTTCGGCCTGTTCAAATGTCATTTTGTTTTCTTTTTTTTAATAAATAGGGAAAAAAAAATAAAATCAAAAAAAACCATTAAATTTGAGTAACAAAAAATTGACAAATGATAACTTTCTTAAAAGACTTTGCTCTTGGAAGCATAACATACAAATCAAAAATTTTAGTTTTTATTTTCCTTACTGCCTTATCAATATTGATAACAAACAAAATATTGGAATCATTAGAACTGACTGCTCAGATTCCAGATAAAATAAGCAATATGGATATTTATAATTTTATTTTCAGCAGAGAATTTGTTATATGCCTATTTATATTTTCCTGTATTTTTCTTGCAATAGTAATTTACAACAGAGAAATTTTAACACCCATTACAAAAAAATCAGCTCTTCCTCTAAATTTTATTTTCTGGCTTATAATAAAAATAATTGGTCTGATTTTGCTTTCTCCTTTTTTGTTATTCAGAAAGAGAAAACTTAAAGGAGGTTGGATAAGACCCAAAGTCACATTAAAAGATTTGTGGAAAAATCCAACTGTGAAATTTATTGACTTACTTGTGATATATCATATAGTAGTAATTGAAGGGGATAGTATAAGTAAGGGGAAAAATTATGAAGAGAATAAGGAATTACTACAGGAAATCGTATCTGAACCAGAAGAGATAAATGAAAATGTTTGCAGGAACTGCACAATTTTTATTTCAGTTCTGATAACCTATATTATTTATGACCTAAATAGTTTTTTAAATAGCTGGATATTGCTTTGTCTCTGGTTTATGGTAGGGTTTTCATATACTGCAACCTCAGTTGTTAATTACGTATTGCATAAGAAACAAGAAGTGCTTCTAAATATTCTAAGGTCATCCAAAGAATATAAGCCTACACCAGAACCAGAAGGATTAATTTTAAAAAAGAAATGCAAGAAAAGTAAAATTAAAATTGACCCTGATTCAAAACAAGCCCCTACTGATGAACAGAAGTAATGACATTTATTGAGGGGTCTCAGATAAAGTTATGTATTCACTTCTTTATTAAATAATAAAAAAAAAGAAAATACCCCTATATATAGATAAGTATAATATATATCTGTTATCCCAATTTATATAAGTTATCCCTTATATATCTGTTTACTTAAACAAAACTAAGTCTTCCTGAAGGTGCACAGCTCCCCCTACCCAAACAACCCTATATTTTTTGTGTTGTTCGGTGTGGAGCTGTGCCTGTTTTGTCTTCCATCGGCCTCACTTGTTTTTATATTACACTACTGTATATTTTCCTTTTTATAAGAAGTCTAAAGACTTCTTGGGCACTACAGCATTAATAAAGTGAGGCAAGCACAAGTAATGTTATTTAACAACTATTTACTTTGTAAGATAATTCGGCCAGTTAAATTGACCCTCCCCCAGCTTATCTAATTCTCCCCGCTGTGACTGGTGGGGTATCCCTTTCTCAGTCATATTCCAAATGAACAGGTGTGATTTTTACCGCCGTCTTTCATTTGTGTTTTTCTATAAATAGTAAAAAAAAATATTTGTTTGAACTTTTCTGAAAATATTTTTTTACTGCTTTTACTAAATATAAACATTTCAAAAAGAAAAATCAAATATTTTTTCTGAATGACATAAAAAAAGCACCTTGTTCAGGTGCTACACAATTATTTAAATAAGAGAAAGAATCTACCAACCCTCCAAATGTATATTAAGTTTCTTCGCAAATTCAGCTATTAATGCGTTTGTATCTTGAAAGGGAAGTATAGAAATTACACATCCACATTTACTGCATTGAACAGCATATTTTCTATAGTTTGCCTTTGCAATTTTAATTTCAACTGCTTCAAAAAAAAGATTTTCGCATTTAGGACATTTTGATTGTGCCATTTTATAGAGTTTTAAAGTTTATAATAAATAATAACATTTGAGAATTCATATACTATTAAAAAAAGTTTCCTTCGCTTTTTCTTGTTACAAATAAATCATCATTATCAATCCAAATTTCATTCGTTTTCCCATCTTCTACATATTGACACAGGGCTTTATTTAAGGTTTCATCAACCTCTCCAATAAACATTTCTAACCCCTTATTCAAAGTAGGTTTGGACTTGCTTTTTACATAGTCACCAAATTCTATATTATTCAAAATCTTATTTATTTTTATAAACAGCTTCCGTTAATTCGTTTATTTCCCTATGTAATGTCTTCATTTGTTCTTGCATAAATGTTCCAAGACCATTAAATGTATTTTTTATATGCTCAGTAAATCTTGTATTTACATAAAGAAGATATTCTGCAACATTCACTTTAGGGTCTAATCCTGTATCAGTTTTAAAATCTTCAAAGTAAATTTCGTAATCTGTGTCAGCTTTCATAATGTTTTTTAGGGTTTATGTTTATATTACAATCATTCATATTTTCTTTCTTAATTCAATGATTTCCTTTTTTAATAAATCTACTGTGCCAACCATTGTATTTTTAGAAGCATCCATTTGAATAGAAATAGCTCCTAATTTAGTAAATATTCCTTCAATTCTATCTGCCATAATAATTGAGTTTTGCATTGTAATATCTGAACATCTTGCTGTAACATATTGGAGGTATCGTTCTATATTACCAGCTACAGTTAATCCTGTTTGTGTAGTGAAATCCTTCTTAAAGGTATCATAATTATTTTTTAGTGCCATAGTTATATTTTTTAAGGTTTATATACACAAATATATTATTTAATACAGCAAAGTACTGAAAAATTTAGAAATTTTTCTCTTGAACTTATCAATTACCCAGAATATACACAAATACCTTTGCAGTTGTATTAATTCAACACAGGGCTTTATTTAAAGCGTACAGGCAAAAAAAAGAGTATTATATTTGGGGGTGCAAAAACTAAAGGATATAAATAAGGGTAACTGGGGAGGTAGAAGGGAGACCACCGCCTTTTTTACTGAATTGCAAGAAAAAAAGATTTTGCATTGTGTCAGAGGAACAGGGGGGAAAGTTGATAGAGATTACTGGAATTATATAACTACAAAGCATTTGCAAGAATACATTTTAAAATACCACTTCAAGAAGGTAAGTGAAGATTATGTTTTAAAGCTCTTTAAAAAATACAACTGGATTAAGGTTAAAAAAAACAATAAAATATACTGGAAGAGACCCCCAGCACCTGAACCAAAAGTAAAAAGGGCAAAGTACAGAACAGAAGAAAAGCTACTGGATTTAATATACAAATTGAAAGACCTTATGTATATGGAATATGATAAAGTAGTTACAGACGAACAGGCCAAGAAATTTTTCCAAAACCCCAACTGGAAAAAAAATATTTCAGAAGTTAATTATTACGTTTACTTTGAAGATTTAGAAGAAGACGAATAATTTTAAATCTTGCTATCGGGATAAGTCAACCCTACATCTATTTATTTACAACTGTTTGGACACTGTTCAATAGTTTTCCCTCTTTTTTTATTTGTTTGCTTTATATCATCGCCTGATGAAATAAAAGTATTTACTATAATTTTTTAAGTTATCGTTACAAAAACAAATTAAAAAGAAAATAAAATGCAAACACCTTATAAATACAAAACCTCTAAAACCCCCGTAAACTCCCACTTTTTTTAACACTTTTTCCTTATATAATTGTTACACATCGTTCTTATAAAAGTTTGGTTACATAAAGTGGCAGAGTAAAATAAATAATTCTGTTTGGTTACGGTCTCTGCCACTTTTTTTTTAAGATTTTGCTTATATAATCATACAACTCACAATAATTAATAACTAAAAAACAAAAACCTATGAAAAAGTTAAATGAAAAAACATTAGCAGAAATTAAAGCTGTAATTGCAAAGCACACTACAGCAAGAGAACGCAAAGCAGAACTTACAAGGGCTGGTTATTATATCAGCAGAGAAAAGGTAGTTAATTGTTCTATGATTAATATGGAGCTACCTATTATCTATTCATTCAAGAACATTAATCTTGTTCAAATTAGCAAGCCAGTTATGTTTAATAATAGTTACTGGGCTTGGTGTGCAGTTTTCACACATCTCGTTAAAATTACAGAAGTAGAACACAAAGAAGAAAAAGCTAATAAAAAGCAATTAGCAGCAGGTAATATATTTAACAAAGATAAAGTTAAGCTTTTCATCGCAAATGATGATAGTGTTGATTATTTAACAATGGATGGTGTTTCAGAAGAAGAAAGAGAATTTTATAAAATAGGCTCAATAACAATGAAAGCATTAAAAAGCCATTTAGAAGAGCTGCTAAAAGAAACACGTTTTTCAGTTATAACAAAGGGTTCTGGATTTTTTGAAATTGTTATGAAAGGCAAAAGAAGCTTTGACTTCAATTGTTACAAAGAATTCATTGAGCTATTCAAAAAACACAAAAGCGTTGGCAAACCCACACAATTAACAGATTTACTTCTTGAATGGGAGAAGACGTATTACATAGATTCATATTCAAGTGTGTATGACATCAACTCTTATGCTACTGATAAAGGCTTTTATACAATTTTCTTTGATATGGAAAAAGGAAGGTTTGGAGCAAAAAAATAATTTTCACCTGCTAACTCTCCTAAATTTCGTTTTTTTAGGAGAGTTAGCCCAAAAACAGGGAGAAGTAGAAAAAAATAAATTGAAAAAAGCTTTGAAATGTCAGTGATATGAAGTATTTATTGCAGTAAAATTACAAGCAAATAAAGCAGAATACATTTAAATAACCCTCCCAGTGGACAAGCTGGGGGGACTTTTAAAACAACATTAAATTAATGCCAGACCTAAACAACATACAAGAGCTTATTAACACTGTTCAGCAGAATCAACAAGATATTGCTGCTCTAAAAGCTCTTGTTGCAAAGCTGCAAGAAATGGTTGTAGACCCAGAAAAGAAAGCAGAGTTGAATGTTGATGAAGATTGTGAGGGCTTTTATACAATAGATGAAATTGTAATGAAATACGAAAAATCTGTTACAACTATTGGTAAATGGAAAAAACTTGTACACCTCAAACCTGCTGGAAAGAAAGGAAAGAAGACAAAGTACAACAAAAAGAAAGTTGAAACTTGGTACAAAAAAATAGAGTTGCTAAAAATTAGCAACCCTGAGTTATTTGAAGTAAAAATTAAAAAGGCCAGTTAAATTAAATTGTCACTGGCAAAGAATTTGTCAACTTTATAATCTTCTTTGGCGAAAGTGTCTCTATAAATAATTAAAGTGTCTACTTTCTTATGTCCTGTCATACCCATTATATCAACTATATTAAAGCCTGTTCTAAAGCAATTTGCAACAAATGTACGTCTGCCAGTGTGAGACCCTATTTCTTTGTATTTAGCAACTGTAGTAGTAATCTCTTTGTTGTTGACTCGTGTTTTTACTTTAATATTTTGCTGACAAATCTTTTTATCTACCAGTAATTTTTTAATCATTCTGTTGTACACCTGATTTTTAAAACGGGTAAAGTTGTAATCATATTTTTTTATTAGTTCTAAAGTACTTGGTTTTATCGGCACTGTAAACATACCCGTTGTCTTTTGAGCTTCTTTTGTTATCCACTTTTCATTTTCATCTATCATTGATTTTTCCAGACTATAAAGGTCTGAATACCTCATTCCAGTGGCAATTAACACAATCATATAATCACGTAGAGCAATCTCAGTTTCATTTGTCAGCTCTAATGCTTGCAGTTGTTGAATTTCTTCTTTCTCAAGTATTACAATTGTTGTTTTGTATTTCAAGTCTGCAACTTTATACTTTTCAACTTCTGGGTCAATTGATATATGTTTTTTTACATCCAGCCAGTTAAGAAATACTTTTAAATAGCTTATTCTTTTTGATACTGTGTTGCCGTTTAACTTACCTTCAACCGTAACTTTTCTCTCTTTCCCTTTATCAGTTGTAATTGTGATTTGAATATTAATCGCACCGCTTAAAAACTTTTCAAATGCTTCAATGAAATCCCCTGAGTTCATTGTATTCAATGTCAAGTCACCGTATTTTTTTTGGTATGCAAGCAGTGCATTCTTATTGCTTACATAGTCCTTACAACTATCTTTAACTCTTACTTTTTTGTCACCGTCTATTTTAAACTTGTAGAACTGGTCATAATAAGGCTCAAAGTTGTCTGTTTTTTTTAATTGTATTTCTTGCTCTGCTTCTGTTTTGGCTCCGTTGGTGCTTAGTTGCAGTTTTACATAATCAACTGGAGGCTTTACATCATTCAGCTTTATATAGTCATTAATAATTTTGTTGACCTGTTGCAGCTTGGTTGCAATCAAACTGTTTTTGTTAACAAAGTCTTCAACCTTTGCTGTTAGTTTTCCATTGCTAAAATATTTCACTTCATCAATAACTCCAGTAACTCCAGTACTTACCCTTATTGATTTGTTGCTGTTCTTGTAATATATTTTTACAGAACCTTCTTTGATAACTGCTTTAGCAAACAT